GTTTTAGGTTCCGCCCGGCGGTCTGACGCGTGAGTCGCGCCAGAAAATTCGGGGACATGCACCATGGACTCGAGCGAGAAACTGCACCCATTTCGCGCTACGCTCCACCACGTGCGTGCCATTCCCGCGGTGCAGTTTGCCAAGTTGTGCGGCGTTTCGCGCGGTGCGATCCAGAAGGCCGCGACCAAATCCACCGGGAAGCTGCGCGGGTCCTACCAGGTTGTGGACCACATCGGCGTGATCGACGCGGACCACCCGAATGCGCAGGCCTACTATCGGGGGCACACGAGTCGGGAGCTGACCGATGTCGCCCCCGACGCCCCACCAGCTCGCGTCATCAACGTCGCGGGGGCGGACGAACCCCTGCCGGAGGACATCGGTCCCTACCTCGACCTCACGCTGCGCGAGGTGATCGGCCAGTACGGAACGGTCGAGCGATTGATGACGTGGCTCGAGGCCGGTCTGAAGATCTCCAAGATCCACAAGACGCAGTTCGAGATCCACTGCAAGCGCGGCAACTTGATCGATCGCCAGGTTGTGCGGGCTCATGTGATCGGCCCGCTCGACGACGCAATGGCGCGACTGCTGCACGAGGTGCCGGTTGCCTGTGCGTCGCTGATCCGCGATGCCGTTGAATCGGGGGAGCCCGACGAGGAACTGATCCGGATTGTACGCGTTCGTATGGCGGCGCAGATCAAGAACACCAAGCGCGACATGCAGAATGGGCTGAGGCGTGCCACCGATCGGGCCCGAAAAGCGCCGGGGGCGATCACGGATCCGGACGACTGATGGCGAACGGTGACCTCGATTTTCTCCGCGAACAGTTCGGCGCGCTCACCGACGAAGTCTGCACCATCTCACCCAGCCAGTGGGCGGAGCAACACCGCCATCTGTCGCCCGCCGTGACGGCGAACCCGGGACCCTACAGCTTCGACCTCACTCCGTACCTGCGCGACGTGCTCGACGATCTCGGTATCGAGTCGCCGGTGCGTGAGGTGGTGCTGATGAAAGGCGTGCAGCTCGGCGCGACCACACTCGGCGAGAACTGGCTCGGGTACGTGATCGACGTGGTGCGCAGCGCACCGATCTACCTGATCAGCGCCACGGACATCCTGGTGAAGAAGCGGATGGATATGCACGTGATGCCGATGATCGAGAGCTCGGGCCTCGTGGACCAGCTGCAGTCCACGGACACGACGAACGCCCGCAAAGCCGGTCGCACCGAGAAGCAGGTGTCGTGGGTTGGCGGCGGATCGTTGCTCCCCACCGGGGCCAACTCCGCCGCGAACCTGCGATCGCTACCCGCTCCGTTCAGTTTTCAGGATGAGATCGACGCGTACCCGATGAGTGTGCAGGGCGAAGGCAACCCCCTCGACTTGGCGGACGGCCGCACCGCCGGTCAGCGTGACCGGCGGAAGATCTTCCGCGTCTCCACTCCGCTCGAGACTGAAACCAGCCGCATCTGGGTGAAGTACCGCGAGGGGGACCAGCGCCGATGCTTTGTCCCGTGCCGTTCGTGTGGCCACATGCAGGAGCTCGAGTTTCGGAAGAAGGACAGCGACACCGGGGAGATCTGGGGCCTGTGGTGGGAGATGGAGGAGAAGGAAGATCGGCCGGACCTCGCAACGGTGCGGTACTTGTGCAAGGCTTGTGGACACGCGCACCGCGAGGCCGACAAGACGCGCATGTTGAAACAGTACGAGTGGCGGCCGACTGCTGTGCCGAAGTTCCCGGAGGTGCGCAGCTATCATTTGTCGGCGCTCTACTCCCCCCGGGGGATGCTTCCCTGGCGCGACGTGGTGATCAAGTGGTGCGAGGCGTGGGACGTGAAAGCGAACGTCCTGCGGGACCACAGCAAGCTCCGCACCTTCTACAATTTGTATCTCGGACGCCCGTTCTCGAAACGAGGGAAGAAGTTGGACTACGCAACTGTCTCGCTGCATCGCCGGCACACGTACCTTTACGGGGAAATCCCGAACGAGTTTGCTCGCACCTACGCTGGTGGCCCCGCGGCGCTGCTGATCACCACGGTCGATGTGCACAAACACAATCTCAAGGTGGCGGTCCACGCGTGGTGTCCGGAGCAGCGACCGTTTTTGATCGACTACCTGACCCTCGAGGGCAACACGGAGGAGTCGGACGATCCTCGAACGTGGGGCGCGCTCGAGGAGATGATCCGCACCAAGACATACGAGTCAGACGACGGCCGGTCCTACCATCTGCCGCACACGCTGATCGACTCCGGGTACAATCAGAAGGTGGTGACCGACTTCTGCGCGCGCTTCGATCTGGGCGCCACCGGCCGCGCCGTCATGCCGATCAAGGGGCAGCCCGGAGCGACGACGCGTAAGATGGTGCAGGGGTTTCGGCCCGTGAAATTCCGTAGCGGCCACCACGGCACGATGATCATGGTTGACCTCTACAAGGACGACATCGCGAACCATTTGCTGCGGCGTTGGACCCCGGACGATGGCCACATGCCGCCGGAACACTGCAGCTTCCCCGCGGACATCACCGATCGGCAGCTGAAGGAGCTGGCGAACGAGCGTCGTGAGGTGCAGACGAAAAAAGACGGAACGGTGATAGGGTGGGAGTGGAAGCGGCGCGGGCCGAACGAGCTGTGGGATCTGCAGGTGTACAGCCGCGCGGGTCTGGACATGGTCTCGACCTCGGTGTGTATCGAGGCGCTCGACCTGCCGGCGCAAGATCTCCAGGTGTTCTTCGCCAAATGTGAGGAACACCGGTTCTACTGGCGGGCAATTGACCCCTAGGGGGCGCGCGCTAGACTGGGGTGGTAGACATGGCGCGAGATACGACATTCTGGCTGGGGCAGCTCACCAAGCTAAAGGCAATTGCAGACGCCTACGCAGACGCGATCGCCGCGTTTGCGGCCAGTGACAACGTGGAGGAGTACCGGCTGGACACTGGCCAGACGAACGTGCGGGTGAAGCGGACCGATCTGGAGTGGATGCAGAGCACCCTGGACAAAGCCTTGGTCCGCGTGCAGGAGTTGGAGAACTTGATCGGTGGTTGCGGCGTCATGAGGAACAACGGCAAATGAGCGCGCTGGACTGGATCCGATCGAAATTCGTGAAGTCTGCGCAGCCCGCGCTACCCCCCGCGCCGAGCGAGGACGACTTCAAACGTGCGCAGTCGGGGCCGCAGTACATGCGGATGTTGCAGCAGGCCGTCGCGTCGCACTATTTCGACGGGAGCAAGTTCCCGCAGGGGTTCACCGACCCGGGGCGATGGGGCATCGAGCTGATCCCGGACTTGTGCGCGCTCCGTACGAGCAGCCACAATTTCTATTTATCGAACCATTACGCGCGTGGGCTCATCGATCGACTGGTTACCAACGAGGTGCACACCGGGCTGATGCCCGAGGCCGACCCCGTGCAGTTTCTGACCGGGCAAACCGAGGCGCAAGCGCTCGATTGGTCCGAGGATGTGGAGACAAGATTTTCGCTGTGGGCGGAGGCGACGCCGTCGGTCAGCGACCACGCAGGCATGGTGGTGTTCGGCGATCAGCAGGCGCAGGTGCGACTCGAGTCGTTGCTCGGCGGGGATTGCGTGGTGGCATTTCGTCAGTCGGCCGCGACCGGACTGCCGACGCTTGAGCTCATCCCGGGGAATGCGGTCGTTAGCCCGCCGCTCCAGGATCGGACAAACGGTCGCGAGGTGATCGACGGCGTGGAGCGCGATGAAACGGGACGGCACACCGCGTACTACGTGAGTGTGCAACGACCCGGCGAGCTGAGGCCCGGTGTCGAGCGTCTTCCCACTACGGTAGCAGGGGGTCGGACGAACGCGATCATGGTGTATGGCACGTCTCGCCGCGCGGGCACCGTCCGCGGTGTGCCTTTGCTGGGGCTGATGTTGCAGTCGCTGGACGAGATCGGGAAGTTTCGAGACTCCGTGCAGCGCAAGGCGTTCGTCTCGTCGCTGATATCGATCTTCATCACGCGGGATCTTCCGGGTGCGGTGGGCAGCGATCCGATGCGCAACGCGGCGCGCAGTCTCGTCGAGAGCACCGGGTCGCAAGAGGGTGCGCGTACGGAGACGCTGGTAGAGCACCAGCCCGGGATCATCCTCGATAGCCTGAACGCGGGGGAGAAGCCACACTTCGGCAGCTCGGAGGGGACGGATGAGAAGTTCGGCGAATTCGAGGCGGCGATCCTAAACTCGATCGCTTGGGCGATCGGTATGCCCCCCAGCATTCTGCGGTTGAGTTTCTCGAGCAACTACGCGGCCTCGCAGGCGGAGAACAACGAATTCGAGATCTGGCTTGGCCTGTCCCGGGTGAGGTTTGCGCGACAGTTCCTGCGCTACGTCTATCGCGAGTGGCTGATCAGCGAGGTGCTCAAGGGGAACGTGCCGGCGCCGTCGCTGGTGGCCGCGCTGGATGACCCGGCGCAGTTCGACGTGGTGGCCGCGTGGATGTGGGCGGACTGGAGCGGTGCCGTGAAACCGACGGCCGATCCCGTCAAGATGGCGAAGGCGCTCGAGCTTCTAACCGATGGAGGCTTCATCACTCGAGCTCGAGGGACGAGGAATCTCGGGAACGGGAAATACAGCAACGTGGTGCGGCAGCTCGAGGCGGAGAACGCCGAACTGCAGAAGGCGCGCGCCGCTCTCGCGGGGCCACAGCAGGAAGCCGCGGATGATGACGACGACACAGGAGACGATGACGATGACAACGGAAGCAGCAATCCTACCGAGTGAACTGGCGGCCCTGGAGAAGCACCTCGAGCGTGCTCGCGAACACGAAGGCTTCTCGGATGCGGAGGTGTGCGAGCTCTTGGGCATTCCGGCCGAGGCGCTCGAGCGGGCGACCGCGCAGGCGGCGACGAAAACCGATCTGCGCGTGTCCGGCGGCGTGGCGACGATCCCCGTACACGGGGTGCTGCTGAGCAAGGCCAACCGTTTCCTCGATCTGTTCGGCGTGGCCTACAGCCACTACCCGGGCATCCAGGCGCAGATCTCCGAAGCGAACGGATCGGACGACGTGGAGTCGATCCGCTTGGAGGTGAACAGCCCGGGCGGTTTGATACGCGGGATGTTCGCGACGGGCGACGCTATCCGCGCATCCGCCAAGCCGGTACACGCGGTGGTGGATGGCGTGGCGGCTAGCGCGGCGTATCACCTCGCTAGCCAGGCGAAGACGCTGCGCGCCACGAACCGCGACGACGTGATCGGCAGCGTCGGTGTCGTCGCGAACATCCGGGTCGATGAGAGTGTTGTGGCGGTGACGAGCACGGCCGCCCCCGAGAAGCGACCGGATGTCACCACGAGCCAGGGACAGGCGATGGTGCGGAAGCATTTGGATGGGGTTCACGTTCTGATGGCGACCGACATCGCCAAGGGGCGAGGCGTGACCGTGGCCAAGGTCAATCGCGACTTCGGCCGAGGCAATGTGCTGTTGGCCGCGGATGCCGAGAAGGCGGGCATGATCGACGGCATGGTGGCCGAGGACGGGCGCGGCGAGAATTCTCGTGCTACGGTGAGACCCATGGATCTAGCAGCTTTGGAACGTGAGCATCAGGATGTGTATGCAGCCGCGGTAGCCCGTGGTGTCGCACAGGAGCGCGTACGCGTCTCCGCCCACCTCAAGGCCGGTGAGGCGTTCGGTGTTCCCGAGCTTGCCGCTAAGCTGATCGCGGACGGTCAGGATGCGGCGGCTTGCACGCTGATTTATGCAACCGCGGAGCGGGCGAAAGCCAAGGCCACGGAGCGTGAGACGGAGAACGCGCCTCCATTGGCCGGAGCTCCGGCAGGCGGAGGCGGAGCGGATCCAATGGACGCCGTGTACGCGGAGGTTGGCTCGCAGTTCGGCGTGAAATTCGGAGGGAAGTGATCGATGTCGTCTTACACCAAAACCGACTACACCCCGTTCGGCCCTCTGCTGCACAAGGAACTTGCCGAGGAAGCGGTGTTCACCGCCGATGGCGCGAACACCTACCCGGCGGGTTTGATCCTCGGCCGGATTTCCCTGGCGACTGTGGATGACGCGCAGCTGTGGACGTTGACGCCGACCGCGGCCAACGACACCCAATACCAGCTCGACATCCAGTTTGATGACGGCGTGAGTTTTCCGTTTCAGGTCAAGAGTGACGCGTCGGGTACCGCGACGGAGATCGTCACGCTCTTCAAAGCGCAGATGGCAGCGAACGCCGCGTTCACAGCTCGTGCTGTGGCGACCGGCACTGCCACGCTTCTCCTGACAAATCAAGGCGTTGTTCAGTTCACTTCGAATGATGCTGGTCCCGGCGCATGGGCGAGTCTTATCGAGACCACTCCCGGCACTGAGATTGCCGCTACCGGCAAGTGGCTCGTATTCGATCCGGCCGCGGTCGACGGGTCGCAGGAACCGCGCGCGATGCTGTTTGCGGAGCTCATCACCTCGGGGTCTGGAGACACCGAAATTTCGATACTCGTGAAGGGCGAGGCTCGTACCGAAGAGGTCACACGCTGGGATGCGGGCACACCTGCCGCACTCACCGCCCCCGAGCGCGATCAGCTGCGCGCGAATGGGATCTTCCTCACCCCCTCCACTCAGCTCGGAAAGTTCGATAACACCTGATGGCTGTTGACCTGCAAAGGACCGCATGGTCCGAGATGTTCCAAGAGGCGCGTGAGCCCACTTCGTTCTTGCAGCGGTTCTTCCGCGCCCCTCCCGGGGGTCGTCGTTTTCGGGGCGAGACGATCGCCTATGACGTGATTCGCTCCGGCGAAGAGGTCGCCCCGTACGTGGATCCCCGAGACGGCGGACCGATCATGTATCGGAACGATCGGTTTTCCGCGCAGGAGGTTACCGTTCCCGATATCAACGTCGGTATGCCTTTCAGTATGGCGGATCTGCGTCAGCGGACCCCCGGAAAGCACCCGTTCGATGTGAGTGGATCCGATGCTGCGGACCTCCTGTTCAATATCGTCACGGGTTCCGCGAAGCTGGATAACTTGAT